GGTGAATTTTCCGAAGGAAAAGAGGGGCCTTCCCCTTAATTCCTTCCAAACATATACAAAAGTATAAGGACTCATGGTGCAGCCGGGAATCTCAGGAATGGGACGAACTCCGGTTCCGCGTACGTGGATTGCTGGTTCGGGCTCTGGAATGACAGATGGAACTACGGCTCCTGATATTATTTATATCAAAACCAGTATTATATGCATCATGTTTCGCACCTGAAAAGGGTGTAGCCGAAAGGCTCTTTACGCATAAGCGTTAAAATAAGTAAGAAAGGCCAGCCGAAAGCCGGAGACGGTAAGTAGGGAATGCAGTGTATGAGACTACATTCGGGGCTAGTAGAAAAACCGAAAACCCTCTTTAAAATAATCGAATGAAAAGATATTGTAAGGCCATTGATATAACAGACCGCGGATTAATCAGCACAGCGGTATATAAATGTCTGAAAAAGAAATACAAAAGGAATGATGTACTGAGACTGCTCAGCACATACACCATTTTGGACGTCAACCAGATTTACTGCATATTCAAAAGGTACGGAAAGAATGCCATACGTTTTCTGGTAGAAGCGGTGATTGATGATATCCGAAATGAGATCATAAACTGGGACATCAAATTTCCTCCGGTATGGTACCGGGAAAAAGCAGATCCATCAAGCGGGAAAATTCGAAGAATCGGCATTCAGAACATCAAGCATCAATTATATGACTATATAGCAGTCGAAGCGTTACAACCGATTCTGAAACGAATTGGAGAGCATCAATATGCATCTATCAAAGGACGTGGAACCTTAAGAGGTGCAAGAGATACCAGAAGATGGTTAAGAAACCGTAAACTTACATATGTAGCCCAGTCGGATGTAAAGAAATGCTATGAAAGTGTAGACAGAGAAAAACTTATGCAGTTCCTGGAACATTATGTTAAAAATGATCTTCTGCTTAAACTGATAAGAAAGCTGATTTACAGTTTTGAGAGAGGATTAAGCATAGGCTCCTATTTGAGCCAGTTTCTCTGCAATCTATATATGAGTATCCTATATCACGATATTGCAGAGAACATGTACCGGATCAGAAAGCATCGAAACGGGTTCAAAGAAAGAATCAATCTTGTAAGAAAGCAAACTTTTTACATGGACGACATCCTGATTGCTGGTACAAACAAGAAAGATATCGTAAAAGCCATGAAACTGATTATCAGGAAAGCAAAAGAAATGGGATTAAGAATTAAAAATACTTTCCGAATCTACAAAATTTCTGGAACATTCGTAGACATGATGGGATATCGGATATATCCATATAAAATGACAATTCGGAGGAGAAATTTCCGAAGAATCAGAAAGGCTTACACCAAAGCCAGGAAATTATATAAGACACATAAACCCATCCCGTTTAAACTGGCGAAGAGATGTAGCAGCTTTTATGGATTCTTAAAGAATACAAATAGCAAACACATCCAAAAGAAATGGGATACAAAGAAAATCATAAAGATATGTAAAGGAGTGATAAAACGTGAAGAAAGCAAGATTTACACAGAAACAGCCATTGCTTAAAACATTTGATTCCGGAGATAGCGTGTACGTGTTCATCTGCGCAAATGAAAAAGAAGTCACAGAAGAAGCACAGACATATTCAGAGACCGTCTATGAGTACGACTACAATGAATTTGTAACCTCTGCTGACCAGTTGGAAGATATCCAGAACAATCCGGAAAACTATTTGACCTACGAACCGGAGAAGAGCGTAGAACAGCAGTTAAAGGAACAGAAAGAACAGTTAGAGACTCAGAAGTTACTTATTCAGTATGTAGCAGAAATGGGAGACATTTACATCCCGGAATAGGAGGAATATGTACGATTTACTTGTAAAAATGAAAAAGAAATTTCCGTATTCAGCCTGGCTGAAAATGGTAGACCAGGCAAAAGAAAAGAATCGGATCACAGAAGAAGAATACAAGAAACTTACAGAGGAAGAAAAATGAGCATTTTAACAGGCGTATTAACATACCTTGCAGGAGGAATCACAGGAATCTTGCTTACGTGCATCCTCCAGGCAAGCAGAGGGGACGACGATAAATGACAAAACTTCAGATCATCTCAAAACTCTGGTCCATCATCTTCGATCTGATTCTGATCATAAAAGGAGAATCAGGTAAAATTCTCGAACAGATAGAGAAAGACGTAGACCTGGCAGAATACCACTGCCGGAAATATGCAGATGTCGACGATGATGAATTGCCGGAAAATATCCGAGCAGAGCCGCCGAAAAATGCGCTGCCATTTTAAAGAAAACGCATGAATATACATTCTAAAAAACCGAATAAAAGTACCCTTTTCACATGGGAAGCGTTATAATATACATAACACAAAAAGGGAGCTGAACTCCCGACTACCAATCAAAAAGTTCAGCTCCAGCACCACAAAGGGTACGGGTATATTATAGCACGATACCTTCCCTTTGTGAACCCAAAAGGAGGGTATTTTTTATGAGAGAAAAATTCGTGAATGGGTTCATGACAAATCTGTATGAAGAAATTCCGGAAGAATATCTTGAAACAGTCAGAAACAAACTGGCGTTGTATGTAAATGATTTTGATATCAGTCAAAGAGAAACAGCAGTTGTAAAGTATACTGGATATTTGCCGGATTTCTACAAAACTTACATTGTAAGTAGGAAGATCGAGGGTTTGAGTAAAAAGACTCTCGAACTCTACAATCTTTATCTGAATGATTTCTTTTTCACAGTCAATAAAAAAGCTGAGGACATTACTGCGAATGATATTCGTGTATATCTGTATAACGCTCAGGAAAGCAGAGGATTGAGCAATCGAACACTTGATAGTAGAAGAACTGCCATACACGCTTTCTTCGAGTGGGCTGCAAACGAAGGATATATAGGCAAGAACCCGTGCAGAGTTATCAAAAATATCAAATACGAACGCATTGAAAAACAACCTCTGACAGATATGGAGTTGGAAAGAATCAGGCAAGCGTGTGAAACCGTACGTGAAAGAGCACTAGTTGAATTTCTGTACAGTACCGGAGCTAGGGTTACAGAAGTATGTGGTGTAAAGAAAACAGATATAGACTTTTGCAAAGGCGAAGTGGTTGTTTTAGGGAAAGGCAATAAGCATAGAACAACGTACCTAAACGCTCGTTGTAAATTACTTTTAAAACAATACTTTGCAATTAGAGATGATGAATCGGAATATCTTTTTGTAAGTGAAAGGAAACCACATAAGGTACTCAAAAAAGAAGCAATTGAAAGAATTGTACGAATAATCGGTGAGCGGGCAGAACTGGACAGGCCTCTGACACCGCATCTATTTAGACATACTCTTGCGACTCTTATGCTTCAAAGAGGCACGCCGATTACTGAGGTACAGAAGATTCTTGGACACGTCAACATTAACACGACAATGATCTACGCAAAAGTATCTGATGAAGATGTAAAAGTGTCTCATATGAAATATGCAATATAAGATTAAAGTAAAAAGACTCTTTTTGAAGGGAGAAAACACTATGAGAGGATTGAAACACCAAAAACAGGCAGTGTATTGGTCAAGGGCAACTGAAGACCTTGACGGGATAGACACAATCAAAACGTACCAAAAGCCAGAATTGCATCACCTCTCCGTATCTGCGACTGCCGGAACGCCAGAGGAATTATCCGCCGGGTACGTCCCTGATTACGATAGGTACATCACGAATTTTGACCGTAGCTTCAAACCGCAAATTGCAGATGTGTTCTGGATAGACTGCAAACCGGAATTGAACGAATCTGGCGAACTTATCTTAGGCGAAGGCGGGGAGCCTACAGTTACGCCAGATTACCGTCTGAAAAAGATTCTCGATACCCAGAAAGGAAATGTGGCACGATATGGCATCAAGTATATAGGAGATGGTTCGGATGGCGAATAAGACCATTAAAGTCAACTTGTCGCAGAAATCTATACATGACGCGATTAAACAGCTCAGACAGTACCAAAACAGCCTTAAAAGTAAGAATGAATTATTTGTTCGTCGACTGTCTGAACTTGGAATCCCTGTCATTGATCAGAATATTTCACTGTCACAGGGCGATTCCGATAAAAACCACAGTACCTACATCAAAAACAATTCGTTTGGCGATTACTCACAAGCAACTTTAGTATGTGAGGGCGCAGGCCTATTGTTCATAGAGTTCGGGTCGGGCATTCACTACAACACTCCGGCAGGAACCAGCCCACATCCTAAGGGGCAAGATTTTGGTTATACAATCGGTTCGTACGGGAAAGGGAATGGAAAGAATGATTCTTGGGTTTATTATGCCGATTCTGGAGAATGGGTACGCTCTTATGGTACCGAAGCTACTATGCCGGTTTACAAGGCAAGTGTAGAAATCATGCAGAACATTCGGAAAATCGCAAAAGAAGTGTTTGCATCATGAAAGTTAATACCTGATAATACTGAATAATACCTCTGTCTTTGATATACTATAACATATAAAAGCATCTACCTGAGCGGTGGGTGCTTTTTTCATGCTCAAAAGGAGGTGCCCTATGCCGACTGTTATCTATCCTCCAGTAGAGGAAACACTTTTACGTTGGAGCAAGATTGTTGGAGCATTTGTCGGCAAAGGCAATTACTCCATGGAAAAAAGTCAGACAATAGCGACAGACAAAAAGAAATATGCCCGGTTATTTTTGATGGGAAATCCAACACAATCATCTAGCCTTGATGGAAGTGAATGCGCGACTGTGCTTTCGTTTCAAACTGAGAGCTACGCATCAGGTGTAAAAGCCTTGTCAACAGCATATGAAATCGACAGCAAGAGCCATCAAGCTATGGTTTCAATGGGATTTCGCCGGACATACGGACCAGAAGAAGTTGCGAACTCTGAAAAGAGTTTTAAGCGAATCATAAGCCGGTACAGCAGAATTTACACCGGGCAATTATTGGAAGCGTAACAGCTTCTATTTTTTATACCAAAAAGAAAGGAGAGTGTCCTATGAGTAAAGATAAATTACAATGGCTGAAAGCTGCGGGAATCAGAGCTGTTAAGACAATTGCTCAGACAGCAGTTGCAACAATCGGAACCGCGACAGTCCTTGGAAGCGTTGACTGGAAGATGGTCGTATCCGCGTCCGTTCTTTCCGGCGTTTTATCCTTGCTTACATCTGTAGCAGGGCTTCCAGAACTGAAAACAGGCACAGATGAATAGAAAGGACGGTGATCCTTTTATCTCCCGGATGCAGGGTTACGCATCAGAGCCACATGGCTCTTTTTTATTGTGATTTTATAGCTGAAAAGCAGAAAGGAGCCGAATATGGCAGATAAAGGAAATATAGCAGGCGTAAGTACCGTTGGTTCGCTTACCGGATATGCAGTTGAAACAACAGCAGGTACTAAACCGACAGCATTTAAACTTCTTCACAGAATCAATGCTTCTGATGAAATCAAAATTGACGTAGAAACTATCGACGCTTCTGCACTTGAAGATGAAGTCGAAAGAACTATCGCAGGACGTGGTTCTACAGGTGGTACATTCAACGTAACTGTGAACGTGACCGATGAAACTATCACTGAATGGGAAACCTTAATCAGCGAGTACAAAACAGGAAAAGCCGACGGAAAATCTATGTGGTACGAAGAATACTTCCCTTCTCTTAAAAAAGCATTCTTCACAAAAATCGAGCCGCCGACAATCATTCCTAAACCGGCGAGAGATCAGAACGGCCTGTTAACCGTCGAAATGTCTCTTACTATCAATGAATATGTCGGCCCGAGTGAAGCAGTAGTTCCAACTGACAGCAGCCTTTAAACACATTTGGGAGGACAAATAATATGTATAAAGTTTTAAAAATCGGCGGCAAAGACTACAAACTTGAATATGGGATTGAAGCATCACTGTTTGATGATTGCGTGAAATCTGTGATGAATATGTTAGTTTCCGCAAGCGGCGGAACGGACAAGAGTCTCAGGGAGATGGTTTCTGGAATGAGTAGCATTCCGAACACTGCACTCAATGCGTTCTATGCCGGATTACTTCAATACCATGGCAATCATTCTGATGGTGATGGCACTGTCCCGGATTTTGATACTGCCAAAAAACTTGCAGCGCAGTATATGTCTGAACATAAAGATGATGAGCAGGGCAATTTCTACGGTCTCTTCTCTATGTGTATCGAACAAATGGAGGAAGACGGTTTTTTCAAATTAACCGGTCTGGAAACGTTCATGGACAACATGAATGCGGCGATGGACTCTGTGAAAGCGAAGAAAACACCGAAGAAGCCGACAGATCATTTGAAAAAAGCTACAGCGAAATAATCTGGGATGAATTATACCCAATGGCTGTGCGTATTGGGATGTCAAGAAAAGAATTTCTCAGAAGCACCCTAAAAGACCTAAGAATCCGCATAGAACAATATGGAATCTCAAAAAATGAAGAAATTCAGTCGCAGTTAATAAACATGGACTATCAGGCATGGCTGACCGGATTGTATGTCAAGACGAGTATTTCGTGCGCATTATTTCCGAGAAAGGTTAGTTATCCGAGCAAACCAATTACGCAGGAAAAACAAAATAATTGGGTTGAACACAATCCAGATATGCCAAAGAAATCAGAAGCAGAACTAAGACAAGAAGAACGTTACTACGAACTTCTTATCAGGCAGGCAAATGCAAATATATCTGAAATAGGTAATGAAGAGGGCAAGCAGGATGAATAGTAGTCTTGCTTGCCCTTTATTTTTTGAAATAAAGGAGGTGCTTATATGCCTGACAACACAATAGATAGCCTTGCGATAGAGGTCAGCAGTAACGTATCAAATGCAAGTAAATCCATTGATGATTTATGCAATAAACTGAATCGTCTGAGTAGCCGTATGTCTGAGAGTATCAAGCATCTTAGAGACTTTTCAGCTTCCATAGGCACGGTCAATTCTGCTGTTCAAGCGCTTAAATTAGACAGGCTTGATTTATCAACGATAAACAGTCAATTGCAACAGTTTGTTCAGTCTATGAGTGGGCTCGGTAGCCTGAACTTGAGAAACAACGGATTAAACTCATTCGTAAATTCTATCCGCAGATTGAACGAAACATTAAATTCCACAGGTGATGTGTCTGGAAAGATTCAGAACATGATTTCCGAATTATCTGGTCTTAGCAGTATTCCAGACGTATCAAACAACGTGAACCGGTTTGTTTCTTCATTGGCAAGATTGGCGAGTGCAGGCGGCTCTATTGATGCAGTTACATCAAAACTTCCAAATCTTGGTGAAGAACTCAGAAAAATCATAGTTTCGTTCTCTGGAATAGGTAATATCTCTCAACCAATTAATACATTTGTTCAGTCAATTTCACAGTTGGCAAATGCAGGAGATAAAACTGGAAAGACTGCAACTCAGCTTAATGATTTGGCTAATAGCTTAAAATTATTCTTTCAGACAATGAGTACTGCTCCAAGAATTAGTAACAGCACAATTCAAATGACACAGGCTATTGCTCAATTGGCAAACTCTGGGGCAAATGCTGGTAGGGCGGCAAGGTTTACTGCGAGTGCTTTTTCCAGACTGGGACAGGGTGCGGCTGCTTCGACGGGAAAAGTTATAAGACTCGGTAATGCCGTTGGAAATGTAGGAAGTAAAGCTAAAAAAAGCTTACCTAGCATTATGTCCTTGGTTGCGAAGTTCTGGACGTTGAAATTTGTTGTTGGAAAATTCGGTAGCGCAATTGAAAGTTCCATGAACTTCCTCGAAGATTACAACTACTTTCAAGCGGCGTTCCGTCAGGTAGCAGATAAAGCAGGAAAAACTTGGTCGGAAGCAGGGTATGACTCCGCAGAAGCATACGCAGATTCATTCAGCCAGAGAGCCAGAGAACTTACATCTAAAATGTCTGGATTTGATGTTTCTGACAATGCGATTCTGACCTCAAATAAAACCGGTAAGTCACTTGGTATGGACCCGTCCATGCTTTTAAATTATCAAGGCCAGTTTGCACAGTTATCATCATCTATGGGAACGACTTCTGAACAGGCTTTAAAGCTGTCGAATGCGTTAACTATGATCGGCGCAGACCTTGCATCTGTTAAAAATCTTGATTTTAAAACAGTTTACGAAAACTTATCCTCTGGATTAGTAGGAATGAGCCGTGCTGTAGATAAATATGGCGCGAATATTCGTGTAGCAAACTTGCAGCAATACGCTTCGAATCTCGGACTGCAAACAGCTGTATCAAAGATGGACCAGGCAAGCAAAGCAATGCTGAGGACAATAGTGATACTGGATTCTACACGGTACGCATGGGCGGATATGGCAAATACGATAAATATGCCAGCCAACCAGTTACGTATACTTCGTGCAAATTTAGTATCCTGCGCCAGAGCATTAGGGAACATCTTTATGCCTGTAGTTGCGGCAGTGCTTCCATACATCAATGGCCTCGTAATCGCATTTCAAAGACTTTTGACATACATTGGTTCACTTCTTGGAGTTGATACCAAAATTGGAAATATGTTCGGTTCTATCGGTAGCGGAAGTGAAAATCTCTCAAACGCACTTGATACTATAGACGATTCTAGTCTTTCAGATGTTGATGATACTACAAAAGATACCAGTGACAATCTGAAAAATGCGACTAAAAACGCAAAGAAACTCAAACAGTTCCTTGCATCCTATGATGAATTAGAGGTTATGAGCAAAGACGACAGTTCTCTGTCAAACCTTGCAAATTCTAAGATTAAAACGCCTGCTCTTGACACATCTGCCCTTGACGCAGGAATGCTCAATGATGCGTTGGATAAGCTTCTGAATGAATACCAGAAGAAATGGGATGCCGCCTACAACTCAATGGAAAATAAGGCCATGGCGTTCGCGAATAAGGTTACAGACACATTTAAGAAACTTGCAAAAGCCGCAGAGCCTACTACAAAAGCTTTGAAAAATCTCTGGAATAACGGATTGAAACAGCTCAGAGATTTCACATGGACAGCATTAAAAGATTTCTGGGAACATTTTCTAAAACCACTTGGGAAATGGACATTAGGAGAAAAAGGATTACCACGACTAATCAATGCTTTTAATGATTTTCTCGTGAAAATTAACTGGGATAAAATCAACGCTTCCCTTGTGCAGTTATGGGATGTGTTAGAGCCATTTGCTGAGAATGTCGGAACAGGATTACTTGATTTCTTTGACGATTTCTTTGACAAGGCGGCAGACGGAGTGAACAAACTCCCTGATCTGATTGACAAGTTTAAAGAGTTTATCGCGGGATTCTCACCAAAGCAAGCACAATCTATCGGTTATTTCCTCGGACAGCTTCTGACTGCTTTTATGGCATTCAAAGGGCTTACATGGTTCGGGGGTATTTTCGGTAAAGATGGAATAATTGGCAAAGGCATTACCATGTTAGCGGCACATCCATACGCTTCGATAGCGGCTGGGCTGGGGCTTACTGTCGCTGCGCTTGATAAGTTTGGAGTGATTGATGTTGATTGGGACGGATTATGGACAAGAATCGGAAATCTTAAAGACGTAATTGTGAATTTTATCAAAAATATTGACTGGGATTCATTGGTAAAAACAATCGGTGATGTATGGGATGTATTTCAGCCGTTTGCTGAGGGATTCGCAGACGCATTTATAAATTTCTTTGACATAATGCTCAATGACATTGGAGCACCACTAATTAATACATTAGTAAAAGTACTGGATGCATTTGCAAAAGTGTTAGGAAAACTTTCTCCTGAGTCAATATCTGCAATAGGAAATGCGCTTGGAATTTTCTTCGCAGTAAAAGGAACTATTAAATTTTCGAAAAATATATGGAGTGTGGTTAGTTCAATTAGTGGACTACGAACGATATTCAATGGTCTTGGCTCTGTATTATCTACAGCTAGTGGTGCGTTACAGACATTTTTTGGTTCTGGACTCGGTTCTACACTTGCGGCAGGATTCGCAGACAGTATGGTTGTCTTAGGCACTGCAATGGCGGGATTCAACCTTGGGAAATGGATAAGCGTTAATCTGTTCGGCGGCGAAGATAAAACCTTCGGGGAATTTTTGGAAGATAATGTATTCGGTTATCAAAAAGGGGATTTTACCGGAGCTATCAACGAATGGATGAAAGATATATTCGGAGTTGGAAATAAGCTTACAGAGGACGACTTAAAAGTATTCCAGGAATATGAAGATGCCATTCTTAGTCTGGTTCACGCAAGCCAGATTTCGGGTGAACAAGCATATCCTTTATTAACATTCCTTTCTGAATTAAAAGACAATGGATATAGCACAGAACAGGCATTGCATGAACTTGAACTTAAACTCAATAATCTAGGGGTTTCATCAGAAGATTTTGAGAATGCGATAGCAGGAGTAAATAAACCGGTCAAAGACCTTGGAGACACAGCAGAAACATCCTCTAATCAGTTCTCAAACATGGCTGATCGGATTAACAATGTTTCGTTTGAAGATATCTCAGAGCAACTTACAGGATTCCAGACGCTTATCCAGACCGTAGACTTTGCTACTTTGGTAACTGATACGGCAAATGCAATTGATGAAATGGGTGGCATCTGGGAAAACGGAAAACAGATTCTCGGCGAAAAAGCATTGCAGATTTATCAAGAAATTGCAAAGGGATTAGAGCCAGACGACAACGGTTACTATACTTTAGCAAACGGACAGATGGTACAGTTCGGAAAAGGTATTTCTGACTACGAAAGTACTCTGCAAAGCACAATGGATTCAACTCTGCAAGGGGCAATTAACGGTGTTCTGGATAACAATACTGGTTTTGAATTAGTTACAGAACTCGGAAAGAATCAGATTCTTGCCGTAGGTAGCGGAATTGAGCAGAACGGCGGTAAAGTCACTGAAAAACTCAACTCAACAATCCAATCATCTGCAAAAGGCGCACAAGAAACTGCGAAATCAAGCGGCAAAACCCTTGGAAGCAACATTGCGGAAGGATTACAGTCTGGAATTGACGGAAAGAAAGATTCCACAAAGACTTCGATTCTTGATTTAATGAACAACAGCGTAAAAGCCCCCGCACAGGAAGCAGTAGACTCCCATTCTCCATCCAGATGGTTCAAGCAGCTTGCAGAATATTGCGGTCAAGGATTCCAAAACGGATTAGAGCCGGGCTTTTCCTCGTCATTTACATGGTTTGGAAGAATCCGAACCAGAATCAGCAGTTCTATCGGAAACTTATATAATATCGGCTGGAACTCTATTATCGGTTTGAATAACGGAATCGTAGGCGCGGCACAACAGCTTTATGCGAATGTGCAAAAAATCGCTCAAAATATATCAAATACGTTCCGCAGAGTCCTTAAGATTCACAGTCCATCACAGGTAATGATGGAACTCGGTGGATTCACTGTTGAGGGATTTCAAATTGGCATGCAAAATATGCTTCCAAAAGTCGAATCAACCATCAATGACATAAGCGCAGAAGTGCAAAAAATCAACACACCATCCGCAGACATTATTACAAAGAGTACATCCTATCAGGAAGTAAAAAGCAGAATGTCTGTTGATACAGATGATTTTGTTGACGACATTCGGAAAGAAGTCATGGCAATCAGCAGTAACACGTTTGACAATAACCAGATGATCGGGCAGGCGGTCAAAAACGCCCTGAACGGCATGGCAATCTATGCAGACGGACATCTGATCGGATATCTGAAAGAAGAAAATCAGCAGTTCAGAAATCGTAATGGCTACGGAATATTTGAAGGGTAGGTGATAGAATGAGTGACTTTATTTCAGGAAGCAGTTTCCAAGGTTATTTTTTAAAGTTTGGGGGAAGTGTTTTCCCGAACAAATTCTTAGCCTATAATGATTACTCCGCAACTCCGAATCAGCGAACAGAGATAGAAGCGTACAGAGACTTGAATAACCTCTTGCACAGAGATACCAGCCCGAATTTTAAGACAAAAATAGACTTCAACACGCGCCCTATGTGGTTGCCAGATAAAATTAAAATGCAGTCTATTTTTAAATCTGGCTTAGTCAATAAGGCACAGCGGAAATACAAAGTTACATACTGGGACGACGAGGAAAACACCTACAAAACAGGTGTTTTTTATATGCCTGATGTTGAGTATAAACCTATCAGAGTTGTAGGAAATAACATTTTATATAACAAAATCCGAATCGCACTGATTGAATACTAACAACCAGAGTGCATGGG